CGGCAAGCCGCAGGCACCCGATCCGGATGGACCGTCCGATCCGCCCGCGAAGCCGAAACCGAGCGCGCCCGATCCGGAAGAGGCTCCGTCACGGAAGAAGCGCGGCGTCCGCGCGGAAGCGATTGCGGTGGAGTCGGCGGCGCGTCTCTTGCGGAAGGAAATCTCGGCGGTGTCTGCGCTCGCAGTGAAACACGCGTCGGACGGCGGCGCGTTTACGGCGGCGGTGCTGGCGTTCTACACCAAGCATGTCGATCTTGTCGCGCAGACATTAAAGATCGAGACGGCTGACGCTGGGAGGTATTGCGCGAGTCAGCGCGCGCAACTACACGCTGGACCGTGGTACACCGCGCTCGATCTGTGGAAACAGCCGCAGTACGCGGAAGGACTCGCGGCGCTCGCTCTGGAAGATGAGGCCGCGTAATGGCTGGCGTTCCGACGACAAGTCTTAGGTTCAAGGATGGCACGTTGATCGTTATCGCTGAGGCGTTGTCTGCTCTGCTCAGTGCGCCGATAGGATTCATCCGAGTGAACAAGAATCCAACGCACAATCGATTCGTCTCTTTGGACGAGATCCGCGAAATCATCGAGGAACACGCATGAACGGTAATCAGTTCCCACAGGGCGGCGCGCATCTCCTGGGCCAGCCGTTCACGATCACATCTCCGCTCGTGCTGTTGTTCAACACGACGATGAATTGTAACTGTGCCATCGCGCACGGTGGAGCTCCAACAGAGTTGCAGATCGTGGCGAGTGCGCCGGCAACCTGTCCACTGTGTCAGAGCACCTATGTGCTGTCGTTTCAAGTCGAAGGCAAGCTCGGCATCGCGATTACGCGGCCAGAGGTAAAGGCGGCATCATGAGAGATTTCAATCTGATCCGATACGCGCTCGACAATGAGTGGGCGCTGCTCCCATCGAAGATCGCGCAGATGATGGGCGCGCTCGCTTACCACGCATCGGGCCAGAAGCACACGCCGGAAGAGATCCAGGCGCTCGCGGGCGAGTCGGCACCGTCCGAACCGAACAAGGCTGGCGCGACGGCGATCATCCGCTTGTGCGGGGTCATCTCGCATCGTGGCGGCGGGATGGAGGAATCCTCTGGCGGCGCGTCAGTCGAACGGTTCACGTCGCAGTTTCGGGCCGTCATGACGAACAACGCGATCGGCGCTGTGATCCTGGACGTCGATTCCCCAGGCGGAACCGTGGCCGGCGTGCAGGAAATCGTCGCGGAAATGCTGGCAATGCGCGGAAAGAAGCCAGTCGTCGCGGTCGCCAATTCTCTTATGGCCTCCGCCGCATACTGGATCGCATCCGCGGCCGACGAGATCGTGTCGATTCCCAGCGGCACGGTTGGATCGATCGGCGTGTTTTCGGCGCATCAGGACTTGTCTGCGGCGCTCGAGAAGGAAGGCGTGAAGGTAACGCTGATCTCGGCCGGCAAGTTCAAAACGGCCGGAAATCCGTTTGAGCCGTTGTCTGACGACGAGAAGGCGATCATCCAGGCGCGCGTGGATGAGGCGTACGGCCACTTCGTCAAGGACGTGGCGGCCGGCCGGAAGGTCTCCGTTTCCGACGTCAAGGGCGGATACGGACAGGGCCGGGCGGTATCTGCGAAAGAGGCGCTGGCGGCTGGCATGATTGACCGTATCAGCACGTTGGATCAGACCGTAGCGCGTCTCTCCACGGCTCAGGGACGGTCCCGTGTGGGGATGAAGGCGGAAACGGAAACCGGACGGTTCGTGAAGGTCAGCGACGAATTACTAGCGGATACAGCCGTCGAAGTCGACATTCTCGGCGCAGTCGTACCGCTGGCTATTGACGAGATGATGAAAGCAGAGGACGAGGACCGTGCTCGACGCTTCCGAGTCCTCTAAGCCTTCACGGCGCGGACGTCCACCAGTGTCCAGGGAAGGGCCATCCACGCCAGTGAGTGTCGTGCTTGCGCCGGCCACCTTCCGCCGGCTGAAGGCGGTCTCTGACCGTCTCAGCCTCTCGATTCCAGAGCTGATCCGGCGCGCGCTCGATCGCGAACTCCGCCGGGATTTACGCATTTAATTTCCGCCGGTCTGGCTGTCAGACGTACTCTCCTAATCACACGATAGCTTTTTTCCGTCGAAGAAGGCCCCGTGTCCAGCGAAACCGTTGCGCCATGTTGCGCGCTCGGTCACTCGTGGACGCCGGGCCTTTTGCGTTTTCAGGAGGCAGGTACATGGCGGCACCCATTCTCGTCGCGCGGCAGGCCAAGGCCGATCTGGAGAAGGACATTCACGGACTCAAGGCCGAAGCGCGGAAGCTGATGGAGACCCCCAGCAAGGACCACAAGCCCGAGCAGACGGCCCGCCTCAACGCGATCGATGTCGAGATCGACGCGAAGAATGCCGACCTCGGGAACGTCCTGGCTGACATCTCGCGCCTCGAACGGTATCAGGCGGAAGAGATCGCCGCTGGCGGGCCGCCACCCAAGGTCGATGTCGGCAAGGACCGCGCCGAGGGCAAGCCGTGGGGGCCGACCGTGGCCGCTGATGCCTCCCCGATCGAGAAGAACGAGGCACGCCATCTTGCGCTCGGCACGTTCGCGCAGGCGGTGCGCGCCGCGGCCTACGGCCACGTCGATCCCAGGCTCCACGCGGCGGCGACCGGCGCCGGCACCCAGGTGGACAGCAATGCCGGGTTCGCCGTGCCGATGGAAGTCGCGCCCGGCATCGAACGCGAGATGTACGCCACTGGAGAAATCCTCTCCCGCGTGGACGCGCGGACCATCAGCGTCGGCAACAGCATCGCCTACAACGTGCTGGACGAGACGTCCCGCGCGGACGGCTCGCGCGGCGGCGGCGTGCTCGGGTACTGGGTGGACGAGGGCACGGCCCCGACCGCCAGCAATACGAAGCTCGCGCGCGTGGAACTAAAGCTCCGCAAGGTCGGCGCGTTCGGCGTCATGACCGACGAACTGATCAATGACGCGGTGGCGCTCGGCGGCGAGCTCGAGCAGGCGTTCGCGGACGAACTGATCTTCCAGGTCGAGAACAAAATCTACCGCGGGAACGGCGCATCGGCTCCGCTCGGATTCCTCAACGCGCCGTGTCTCGTGACGGTGGCGAAGGAAACCAACCAGACCGCCGCGACGATCAACACGACCAACCTGACGAAGATGTGGGCGCGCATCCCGGCGCGGTCGAAGCCTAATGCGGTGTGGATGTACAACACCGAGAGCGGGCCGACGCTGATGGAGATGGCGCAGATCATCGGCACGGGCGGCACGGCTCCCCGGTTCGTGAACTACAGCGCGGATGGCAGCATGACCATCTTCGGCCGTCCCGCGATCGAAGTCGAGTACGCCGAGGCGCTCGGCACGGTCGGTGACATCGCCGTCGTGGACTGGAAGAAGTACCGGCTGATCCGCAAGGGCGGCGTCGAACAGGCCAGTTCCATGCACGTCTACTTTTCGACCGGAGAACAGGCGTTCCGCGCGTTCTACCGCGTGGACGGCCAACCGTTCCCGCGCGCGGCGATCACGCCATTCAAGGGAACCGCCACGCTCAGCCCGTTCGTTGTCCTCGCCACGCGCGCGTAACAGGAGACATCCATGCGATTCAGTGAACGATTCAAGGTCACGCCGGTCATCGAACCGCTCGACACCGAAGCGGGCATCGACAGCGACTCGATCAACATGGGTCTCCTGCACCTGTTCTGCTTCGCGCTGACGTTCGGCGCGATCACGGGTGACGCGGTGCTCAAGTTCTACGTCGGCGCAACGGCCGGCACAAAGACCACGGCGATTGCCTTCGGCTATCGGCTGTCGGCGGCCGACTTCAAGGCGGCACTGTCCGACACCTACGGCGCGCTGACCGCCGTTGCGTCGACTGGCCTGACGCTGACGGCGGCGACGTTCGATCACCGGACGGTGCTGATCGAGTTCGACAGCCAGGCGATTCCGGATGCGACGCCGTGGGTGACGGCGGAACTGTCGGCCGCCGCATCGGCTTCGCTCACGGCTGGCATCGGTATCGGTGAACCGCGGCACGCGTCGAACGCTGGCACGACGGTCCTGTAAGGGAAGACAACCATGCCGTATATCCCTGAATCACTTAAGGCCGTCACGGGCGTCTTTGCCTTCGGCAACAAGGCGTCAAAGGCCTCGACCGCGTACACCACGACTGTGGCGCAGACGTTGTTTACCGTTGCGGGTGGCCGGTGTTTCGTCCGGCTGTTCATGGCGACGGTCACGACGCTCCATGCGAGCGCCACGCAGAACATCAAGACAGCGACGGCGCCCGCGGTTGGCACGGCGGTGGCGCTGTCCAGCGACGTCGACACGAACGCGCTCGAGGCTGGCGGCACGCTCTACGTCGAAGGCGACGGCACGGCGACGGTAAAGGCCAATGGCGGCGTCGTGCTGGCCTCGACCACGCCATTGTGCGGCGGCTTCGTCGTGTCGACAGGAACGATCACGTTCACGCCGAGCGCGACGCAGGCTGGCGCGACGCTGTGGGACATCTGGTATCAGCCGCTCGACGATGGCGCGTCCATCGTTGCGGCGTAGGGAGAGACGCACATGGCCGAAGCAGTTCAGGGCGCCGTCCGAAACGGCCTCATTACCTCTCAGGCGTCGCTGGCGCTGAACCAACTCGGGGAACAACTCTTTGCGCAGGGGCTTCCGCCGTACGCGGAGTCCGTCCGCAAGGGCACGGCCTGGGCCACGATGAGCGTGACCGCGGTAGCCGGTCTGGTTGTTCGCCCGTCAACGGTCTGCGCGTTCGAGCTGTGGAACGGCTATCAGGCCGGCGGGCCGAGCCTCATCATCGATCGCCTGTTCTACTTCAATCTCGTCACCACGGCGGCCAACGAAGGCTGGTCCGGCTGGGCACAGGTCACAGCCGCGAAGGCCACGCCGTCGAGTGCGTCACTCGCGGTGCGTGGTGCCAGCGGCAAGTCCTACAACGGGTCTGTGGTCAATGCCATCGGCACGACGGTGATTGATTCCGGCTGGTTCCCTTGGACGAATCAACAGGTCAGCGGCGGCGCTGGCGTGACCCCCTACGGGTGCGCGGTGGCAAACGTCGAAGGCCGAATCATCGTTCCGCCCGGTTCGTCGCTCTGTCTGCATGTCGTCTCGTCGCTCGTCGGCCAGACGTTCACGCAGGGCGCGAGCTGGTTCGAAGAGACGATCTCGATCGCGTAAGGGGGCTGACATGCGAGTCCTCGTGAAAGAACTGCCGGACAAGCCGCACGCCGACGCAGGGAAGGTGCTCGACCTGCCCGAGGCCGAGGCGAAGGACATGATCACGCGCGGGACCGCGGTGGCGGCTCCAGTGGCCGAGACGCAGCCGGACGAGCCTCCTGCGGAACTGTCCGGCGGTGCTGAGCCGACACCTGAACCGGAACTGTCGGAGGTTGCTGCGCCTGAACCGGCGCCGGAGCCCGAACCGGCTCCGAAGGCAGAGCCGAAGAAGACGCGCGGATCGAGCAAGAAGCGGCGGGGGTAGCCGTGCATGGCGCTGTTTCTTCAGACGGCACCGACACCGGAGCCCGTCACTTTAACGGAGGCCAAGGCGCATTGCCGGGTCGATGTCTCGGACGACGACACGCTGATCACGGCGCTGATCACGGCCGCTCGTCAGCACGCGGAAGCGTTCACGCATCGGGCGATTCCGCCGCAGACGTGGGATCTGAAGTTGGACGCGTTCCCGTGCGGATGGCAGTCACCGATCGTGTTGCCGATGCCGCCGACGACTGCGGTGACGAGCGTCACCTACGTGGACACGGCCGGCGCGTCCCAGACGTGGAGTAGCTCGAACTACACCACGGAGTTTCCGAGCGGAGACATGGCCTCGCCAGCACGGATCGTCCCGATCTACGGGGTGACGTGGCCGCAGACGCAGCGGGTGATCAACGCGGTCACGGTGCGGTTTGTGGCGGGTTACACGACGTGCCCGGAGGCGATCAAGCACGGGATCAAGTTGCTGATCGGTCACTGGTACGCGCATCGGGAATCGGTGGTGGTGGGGACGATCTCGCAGCAGTTGCCGACCGCGGTCGATGCGCTGCTGTGGCCATACAAAGCCTTTGGTTCGAGTTACTAGGGAGAGTCCATGTCAGGGACGATCGACCACTGCAACGTTTTTCTAAAGATCGATTCGGTGCTGACGAAGGCGCTCGATCTCAGTTCGCTGCCCACGGATGCGTTTCTGCTGTCGGTCAGTAACCTCCTGTCCAACGGCACCACGACTGGGCTCGCGTCCCAGCAGTGGTACGACACGCGCACGCTGACCGCGAGCGCCACGGAGGATCTGGACTTCGCGGGCGGTGTGACCAACGCGTTCGGCGTCGTCAACACATTCTTGACGCTCAAGGTGATCTTCGTGCGTGCGTCGACGGCGAACACGAATGACGTCCAGGTCACGCGCAAGGCGACGACGGGCCTCCCGCTGTTCATGGCGGACGGGGACGGCATCGCGCTGACCCCAGGTGAGTGGTTCATCTACGCCAGTCCGACGCTCGGGAAGACGGTGACGGCGACGACGGACGACACGCTGACGTTCACGAACAGCGCGGGCGGCACGTCAGTGGTCTACGACATCTTTGTAGCCGGAACGGACTAACGCATGCGGGCGGGGGATCTCCGCGAGCGCGTGACGATTCAGCAGTTGACGGAGCAGAGCGACGGTCATGACGGCTTTATCACGTCGTGGTCGGCGCTGCGCCAGCGGGTCTCGGCGCAGATCGCAGCGTTGACGGGGCGTGAACTTGAGCAGGCGAAAGCGATCGATCCGAGGGCTGCGTACGAAGTGAAGGTGCGGTACTGGTCCGGGTCTATGGACGCGCCGATCACTGGAGTCCAGTTCATCTGGCACCACGGGTCGAAGAACCGGACGTTGACGCCGATCGAGCCGTTCCGGGAAGTGGAACCGCGGCAGACCTTGGCGGTGTTCGCGCGGGAGGCGGCGTAAGTGCCTTTTCTGGTCACGGGCACACCGACGCAAGCTTTTGTGGATGCGGTGAAGGCGGCACTTGAAGCAGACGTGGCGCTGGATGCGCTCATCACGGGC